GTTTCTCTGATTGGATTTTAACCCTTCTGTCGTAGCAGTGGGATCGACCAATGCGTTCCTAGTTGCCCGCGGGTAGGCGAGAGATGCGTTGAACCAGGCTTCTACTGGGTATAAATGGTGCCTATCCTAACCATTTGTGGGCGTATTGAGATGTGGCACAGATTACTGAGGCGCGGCAGCCTTTAGGTTACATGTAAAAAGTGTTATAAAAGGAGAGCCTAGCCTTTCTGGCTGGGACTATCGTTTAGTGAGATGCGAGGTAGTTCGTACGAAACAAAAGCCAGGAGTAAGTGCACTGATGCGTAGCAATACGTACTCGGTTACGTAAGTGCTGATAAGGTTGTAAAACTGATGTCAGATGCGTAATCTTTAAAACTGTAACTATGGATAACTTTGAAGTTTTTTCGGAAATTAAAAGATCAGATTATATACTAGAAAAATGGGCAAGTTCTTTTCCAAATGTCAAACATCTAGAATGGGATGAGATTCATTCACTCATCTCAAGGTCATCTGCTTTACAGGATTGGTATTTTAAACAACTTTCGGAAATGAAGGTATTATTAGAAATTCCTTCATGGGCTAGAGAAGTTATGTCTTTTAATGAATTTGATAAAATTAGAAACGATTTGAAAGGTTATAACGAAGCTTTGACGAAGTTATCTAAGGACATAAGTTCCGTAGCGCTGCGACGGAATGAGGAAGTTAAGAAATTAAGAGACGATTTTAGTGTTAAATGGGAATCGACTCTGGAAAATGCACACATTTTCATCTTTACTTTTAGGACAAATCAGTTACCAATTAAAATTTTAATGGAGATTGAAGCATATAATCAAAAGACTGATAAGGATTTGACGAAAGCTCAATTTTCACGCTTAAAATTAGATTCATTTAAAAGAAAACTTTTTGATCTTCATTCGGAAGGAGTTAACATTTTTGATTATTGTAAAGACGAGGCTTTAAAGTTCTAGTTGACGAACGTATCGCAGGGGGTTTTTACGATGTTTCATATGATTTTTTGTATTATTATAGGAGTCACGAATATATTTTGAAATCTGTATGGAGAAATTTTGTTGACATTTCTCATCCGCATGGATTTAAGCAGTATAGAAACGTTGAAAAGTATTCATTGTTTATAACGAAAATAATTTCCAATGTTTGGTCGCTAATCGAGAAATTACCTTATCGAAATGTTTTCAAGGGGGCCCGTGGTCTAGCGAGGTATGGATCAGAGTTTAAGGTGAGAGTTGAGCGCGGAAACTTACAAATACTTAAACGGGTGAGAGATTTCAGTAAGGGACACGACATATTGCCTCAGACCGAATATTGTCAATTTATTTCAGAATGTGGTTTATTTTTTGGTTCACGTTTTTCTAAGTTAGTTAGTCAAAATTTTGGTTTTATTGATTTTATGATTAAATATAAGAATAAAGGTCTCTTTCCACAGTTTAATAACGTCTTGTTAAACTGGAGACAGGTTTTAAGTGGTGGAATTGATTCTGGTTTTGGTCATATTAGAAAGTATTGTGAGCATCATAAGCAATCTGTACCAATAACTGCTGAACAATTAGTACAAATGGTCGAAAGGAATCGTGGTGCTTTTCTACATCAGCCATATATCGGAGGATTTACGCCACAAGATCTTGAAAGTGTTAAATTTAATAAGGATGCAAAACCCGGGTATTTTACGTCCAAAATATTTGGTTCTAAAAGAATTTTTAGTTGGAATAGAAGTTTAAAAGTTGCTAAAATGTTTTTACAATTGATATTTGAGCGTCCTATGATGTATACCGGATTATGGGAGCTCGGTGGTAGAGAAAAAGATATTAATCTAGATAAAGAAGGTGAAGTTGCGGGGACGCGAATTGTAATGATGTGCGAAGAAGTTTTAACTATTATTTCAGGATACTTCGTACAATATTTTACTAAATTGATTCAAAGGAATGTTGAAAGTTGTATTTTCATTGGTCGTAACTATGACTATGAAACTATAAAACATTTCGAGAAACTCAATGATAATTTTGATTTTTGTATTGATGGTGATTGGGAAAATTTTGACGCAAATGTAAAAGACGAGTACATTTTAGCGGCTTGTGCTATATTGCGTCGAAGTTTGCCGCGTGAACGAAAATATCATAGATACTTTTTCTTCATTGCGGCCTCATTGATCATCAAATTTGTCGCGATTCCCCCAAATAGAGTCTACCGAATTTTAAAAGGTATACCCTCAGGTCATGGGTTTACTTCATTGGTCGGTTCTATTGTTAATTATCTGTATATGATGCAGATTGGTGAAATGATCTACGGTGAAGGTCTCGTACGACGGTATATGTACATAAAAGTTTCAGGTGATGACGTAAAGGCTTGGCTGAAATGGCATAAGAATTTATTATTCATTAACGATTATGTGCGAAAATATATTCCGGGTGAATGCGGTGATCTTTTGAAGTCGTTGGTTCCCTGTAAAATGACTGGTACTGAATACATTCATACTAAATTCTTGAAAAGGCGCGTAGACAATTATTTCAATGTATGTTGGGATCGTGAATCATTTTTCAGAAAGATCATCTATTCAAAAAGACGTTTTCGGTACTATTCCGAAATTTTAGAATGGATGAAGATGTGGGTAGAAACTGCACCATTTGATCAAGACATTAACGAGATGTGTCTAGCTTATGTTAAATTTGCCTCTAAGAATGGAACTACTCTTTATGATACTAATAGAGAATTCCTGTTTAGCATGTTAGAACATGATTTTGAATGTATTGTATCAAGGGGGATGACAAAAGTGTTATGTCCCAAAGTGCAAATTTTCGATAATTCGTTCGCAACAGAATCGAGAGTTGATTCAGATCAACAAATCAAGGCTCTTACTGTTGCGGAAAGCTGTAACGAGATTGATGTCATTCTGCACGCGATGATCAATTTTGGGGCTGGGCCAATTACGTATTATAGAGAATTCTTTTTTAAGAAATTGAAAGATTGGTCATTTCATGGATTAGTTAAAATAGACGATCCACCTGCGTATAGATACCTCGTAAGAGACTACTATACGCAGCTACGTAGGCGG